TAAACTTGTACTTGCATTTGATGATTGGCAAACTGATGGAATATTCAAAGGAATTTTATCTTGTATTGACAAAGAATCACTCTTAAAAGAATTTACAATAAACCAAAATGCAACTGATCCACAAATTAGTAAAGAGTTTTTAGAACCATATACAGATTCTTTACTTGAAGCAGTAAATTATGTAGGTAAAAAAGAAGCACCAATATTATTATCAGTTTTTGCTGGTGGCGATATGAGTAAGATAATTGATTATGATAAAGACAAAGTGTTTGGTTACAATCCAAATCCATATCACAGAAATAGAACACCAGGTGACAGAGGCGACATTGAAAAAAGTGAAATGAATTTTATGGAATCACAATTACAGCCATCATTTGAAGAAGACTTTGTAAGTCCAGAAAATAAAGAAAAGAAATTTAATTTTGCTTCATTAGTGCAAAGCAGTACAGCAAAATGGTTAAAAAAGCAAAACATAAACAATTGGGATATAGAATATTTCGGTTCAAGAAAAGAAAAACAAAGAAGACTTTCTGAAGAAGATATGTGTAAAGTCTATGGCGAACAATGGGGTTGCTTGATGCCTGGTTATGTGCATTCAGGTTCAGGCTGGTGGAGAGCAAGACCATTACAAGTTACTGATGCTGGTTCAATTTTGATTGGCGATTATGAAGAGCTTATGGTATTATATGGTAATGAAGAAGCAGCATCAGTAAAAGCATCAGACCTTGAGACTATGAGTGTGCAACAATTAAAAGATCTAGCTGAGCTACAAAAAAGCTCGATATATACTAAACATCCATTGGATAAGAACACACAACAAATCGAACTAAAGAAAGCATTAAACATATGAAAATATTAGTAGTAGGTGCAGGTTTTTCAGGCGCAGTTGTTGCGCATCAATTAGCAAAGGCCGGTCACGATATACATGTTATAGATGAAAGAAATCACATAGGTGGTAATGCCTATGATTATACAAATAAAAAAGGAATAAGAATCCACAAATACGGACCTCATTTATTTCACACTAATAATGAAAAAGTATATAATTGGGTTACACAATTTGATGAATGGGTGCCGTATAAACATAAAGTTAAAGCACAACTCAGTGATGGTAGATATGTTACATTACCGGTTAATAAAGAAACAAAAGAAATTGTAGGTGAAGAAAACATTATTAATACATTTTTTGCACCTTATACATATAAAATGTGGGGAAAAACAATTGAGGAACTTGATCCATCAATTTTAAAAAGAGTACCAATTCGCGATGATGACAACGAGTATTACTTTCCAAATGATGAATATCAAATCATACCGAAAAATGGCTATACAAAAATATTTGAATTGATCTTAGATCATAAAAACATAAAGGTAGATCTATCTGTTCCTTTTGAAAGAAATATGGAAAAAGATTTTGATCATATTTTTAACGCAATGCCGATTGATGATTATTTTAATTATGTTTACGGATCTTTGCCATACCGTTCTATAAAGTTTCATCATATTGATGTACCAATGAATAAAATTTTACCAACTGGTACTGTCAATTTTACTCATGATGGACCTTACACAAGAGTCACTGAATGGAAAAACCTACCTTGTCACGGTACAAACGATTATTATACAACTTTAACATATGAAGAACCATGTGATTATGTAACTAATAATTTTCAAAGATATTACCCAGTGAAAGACATTGATGGTAAGAACAGAGAAACATATGAAAAATATAAAAAGTTAACGCGTTCTAATATGACATTTATAGGAAGGTGCGGTATGTATGTATACATTGACATGCATCAAGCTATTAATTCAGCACTTGCGATATCAGATAAATTTTTGGAGGATAATAAATGAAAATAGCAATTACAGGATCTAGAGGTTTTATTGGAAGTCACCTTAAAACAAGACTTGAAAAAGATGGTCACGAAATAGTTGAATGGGATTTAAGACAAGAACCTTCTCGTTGTATTAAAGACTTTGAACCAGGTGATATTAGTTATTGCATTCATCTTGCAGCATATGCTGATGTGAGAGCAAGTTTAAAAGATCCACAAAAATATTGGAAAAATAACGTAGAAAATACTACAAGAATACAAAATATATGTCATCATAATAATATACCATTATTGTATGCATCATCTTCTTGTATTCATAACTGGTGGTTATCACCTTACGGCATCAGTAAAAAAGTAAATGAAGAAACTGCAAAGTTTGGCCAAGTAGGATTAAGATTTACTACAGTCTATGGCGATGGTGCAAGAGATTCTATGTTAATTGGAAAATTAATAAACGGAACTATTAAGTATCTTACTAGACATACTCGAGATTTTGTACATGTAAGTGATGTTGTAGACGCTATAGTTTTACTTATGAGTAAAGATATACGATCATTGAAACCAGCTTATGACATAGGTACTGGAAAGGGAAATATTGTTGAAGATCTTGGCGTATTGGCTGGATGGGAAGGTATTGAAGTGACAGATGGTGATGCATGCGAAGCTCAAAATAATACTGCAGATATATCAGCAATGAAAGAACTAGGTTGGGAGCCAAAAATAAATGTACAAGAATATATTATTAAAAACACGGTACCACACTAATGAAATTTGCAAGTATAATACCTCTTATAGGTGGTGCAACTCTTGCGATGCAGAATGTTTTGCAGAGAAAACCAGAGTATATTTTAAGCTATGATGACTTCAAAGAAAATGATAATCACTTGGTACAATATTATAAAGGACAAGTTCCCTATTATGTTTATGGAGACAACGGGATACCTTCTTTACCTAGTGTTGAGGTTATTAATACCGTTTGCCCATGTGCTGGTCTTAGTAGTCTTAGTCCTTCAGCTAGTAGCGATGCTCCTGCTAACGATTGGATGCTTACCACATCACGTCTTGTCTTGGGTACATTCAAACCTCAAGTATTCTGGGGCGAAAATGCACCAGGACTCGCTTCGAACATCGGAAAACCAGTTGTTAAAAAACTTAGAGAAATTGCAAAGCAGTTTGGGTACACTTTCTCAATATATAAAACGAAATCTGTCCTTCATGGATTAGGGCAAGTAAGAAATAGAACTTTTTATTTTTTCTGGAAAGGTGAAAAGATTCCTCAATTTGAATATATAAAAAAGGATCATGAAAAAATTGAAGATACAATTCGCGCAGTAAAAAGAAAATCTGATGATCCTATGAATGTTCTTACGAACAAATCTAAACCGTCAAACAATCCTTTTTACAAATACGTTTTAGAAGAAATGTGTGGAGGTATCACCCACAAAGAATTTATTGACACCAAAATAACAAGATCGCAAAATGCAATGGATTACATTGAATGGAATGGCGGAAGCTATAAAGATGTATCGCGTTGGATGGAAGTACAGGGGTTCAGTAAAATAGCAGAAAGATGCAAAACAATACACAAAAAATTATCTCAAGGTGGTAATATTATGAGAAAGCTTTGTCATTTTCCAAAAGGAACTATAGGAGCTTTTGTTGGACATATGCCAAATAATTTGACTCATCCTGATGAAGACAGATATTTAACTATAAGAGAATGTATGTCTATTATGAAATTACCTGATGATTTTGTATTGCAAGGCGGTCTTAAAAATTTAAACCATATATGTCAAAACGTACCTGTTACTACAGCCGAAGACATGGCGCTTCATGTAGAAAAATTTGTTGATGGAAGATTAGATAATCAGATGATTGACACTGATTTTTTAATACAAGATAATACAAATCATAAATTAAATTTTGAAAAAAACAGTGTACAATTAGATGCTTTTATGGTATAATAATACTATTATTTGTAGGAGAAATGAATGTCAATAATGGATAAACTTAAGAAGAACAGTAAAAGTGATTATACATCAATACTTTCTGATTCTAAATTTTTTACTGAAAAAGATATGGTGACAACAGATGTACCAATGATAAACGTTGCATTATCTGGATCAATGGACGGTGGTTTGGCACCTGGGCTTACAGTATTGGCTGGTCCTTCGAAGCACTTTAAAACATCATTTGCGTTAATCATGGCAAGTGCATATTTAAAAAAATATGATGATGCTGTATTATTATTCTATGATTCAGAGTTTGGTTCACCACAAGCATATTTTGAGAACTATGGTATAGATACAAGTAGAGTTCTACATACACCTATTACGAATGTAGAAGAATTAAAATTTGATATTATATCACAACTCGAAGGGTTGGATAGAGATGATAAGGTTATTGTAATAATAGATTCAGTTGGTAACCTTGCCTCTAAAAAAGAGTTAGAAGATGCAATAAACGAAAAATCAGTGGCAGATATGTCTAGAGCAAAAGCACTAAAAGGTTTATTTAGAATGACAACACCATATCTAAATATGAAAAATATACCTTTAATTGCAGTTAACCATACTTATCAAGAGATTGGCTTATTTCCAAAAGCTGTAGTTTCTGGTGGTACTGGTATTTACTATAGTGCTGATAATATCTGGATCCTTGGTCGTCAACAAGATAAACAAGGTACAGAAATAAAAGGCTATCACTTTGTAATCAACGTGGAGAAGTCAAGATATGTTAAAGAAAAGTCTAAAATTCCTATTTCTGTTAGTTGGGACGGTGGTGTTCAGCATTGGTCTGGCCTGCTTGATGTTGCTTTGTCTGGTAATTATGTTTCTAAGCCAAGCGCTGGTTGGTACTGCAGAGTTGATAAATCAACTGGAGAATTGGTGGAACCAAAAGTTCGAGAAAAAGATACATTAAGTAAAGAATTCTGGAAACCAATAATTGAAGAAACAGATTTTAAACAATATTTGACTAACAAATATTCAATATTAAACTCTGTTAATTTAAATAAATTGGATGAGCATTAATGGAAGAAAAAGTAGATTATGAAATTATTCCAGATAAAGCTGATGAACAAGCTTGGAATGTAAGAATTTTAACAGGCCCATATACAGAAACAGTGATTAAATATGGGACTGTTAAGTTTAATGAAATACCAAAAAATATGTCATTTAATTTTAATATTGTATCTTCACCTGATGAAAGTTTAAGTGTAGATGATGTAGACTTACAAGACTTTGTCGGTCTTATGCTTGAAAAGATTATGGCTAAAGGTATAGAAGAAGGTACTGTAATAACAAAAGAGGTAGAAGATGGAAAAGATAACTAAGACAGAAAGATTAGTTTTATTAATGGATGAAATTGCAATTGCAAAAAGTAAATTACAACCACATGATACTGGTCACATTTATACTTCAATAAGCTACTTAGAAAGTAGAGTTGAAGAATTACAAAAAGAAATTGATGAAGGATTAAGAAAAGCTGCCTATGCCAACTAATTTAGAACAAACAATATTACGCAATCTTCTTACTGATGAAGAGTATATGCGTAAAGTATTACCATTCATAAAACCTGATTACTTTCAAGGTATATACAGAATATTGTTTAGAGAAGCTGGTAAGTTTGTTGCAAAATATAATAAACTACCAACTTCTGAATCATTTCAAATTGAACTTGATCAATCAGAAAAACTTAGTGATGAACAACATACTTTAGCTATGGATATAGTTCCACAACTTTTTACTCATGAAAAAGTTGATGGTAAGTGGCTTCTTGATACTACAGAAAAATGGTGTCAAGATAGAGCAATATACAATGCTATCATGGAATCAATATCAATCATTGATGGCAAACATGAAGAACTCACTAAAGGTGCTCTTCCCGATCTCTTAAGTAAAGCTCTTGGAGTTGGATTCGATTTAAAAGTTGGTCATGACTATGTTGAAAACGCTGATCAACGTTTTGAATTTTATCACACTGAAGAAGATAGATTACCCTTTGATTTAGAATACTTCAATACAATTACAAAAGGTGGTGTTCCTCGTAAGACATTGAATATAGCATTAGCTGGTACAGGTGTAGGTAAATCTCTATTCATGTGTCATGTTGCTGCATCATCATTAGTTCAAGGTCACAATGTTTTGTATATTACTATGGAAATGGCAGAAGAAAGAATTGCTGAAAGAATAGATGCTAATTTATTAAATGTACCTATTGATCAACTTGATAAAATGTCAAAAGATATGTTTACTACAAAAGTAAAAGACATTGCTCGTAAGACAACTGGTAAATTGATTATTAAAGAGTATCCTACTGGTTCAGCACATTCAGGACATTTTAGAGCTTTACTTAATGAACTTAAACTTAAAAGACAATTTGAACCTGATCTCATATTCATTGATTATC